GACACTGCGGACTTAAAATCCGCCGCTTTCCTGAAAAGGGGCGTGCCGGTTCGACCCCGGCTCGGGGCACCATATAAGGCTTTGTAGCTACTAATTATGTAGCAAGTGCGAATTGGGTGTTGGGGATAATTTGACCATCACCCTGTTTTCCGGCCAATCGAGGCCACGGCCAGCTTGATCTTGTCGTCGTTCAAATGCGCGTACCGTCTCGTACTCGCAGCGCTCTTGTGGTTCAAGACCGCGCCGACTGTGTAGAGGTCAATCCCCTGGTTAATCATTTCGCTGGCCGCGCTGTGCCGCAGGTCGTGAAACCGGAAGTGGGGCATTCCCGCATCCGTCCTGGCCTTGCGGAATAGCTGCCCGGTGTAGCTGGCGCTGAACAAATGAACCCGTACCGCGCTACGGATCTTCGGGTGGACTGGCAACACATGCCGTTCGCCGTTCTTGGTGTCTTTGAGCACCAACACCCCATCGCCACGCACCGCCCGATGTACCTCGGCAAGCCTCAGACCGGTGTAGAAAGCGATCCGAATTGCCGCCCGCACCGCACGGCTGGGGCAGGCCCTGCAAATACTCAGCATCCCAGCCCGATCGGTGTAGACGTGCCGCTCGTTGCGCACCTGGGGCACCGTCACGCGCTCCGCTGGGTCGTGTTCCCCCATCCCGGTTGAATGCTTCCATGCGTACCGACACGCAGAGGTCAGGTAGCGAATGCGCTTCTTGATCGTGGCCGGGGCCAGATTGCGCCCGTCCTTTGCGCCAACAGACTTGAGCACGATGGCCTTGCACACGTCGGCCAGGGCTGAGAGCGGCCGCCTTTTGTAAAACGGGTAGATCACCGCCAGTTCGCGGGTGATTTCCTCGCCTGCCTTGAGATGTGGCACCCGCTCGGTCAGGTAGCAAGTGACAGCGGTTTCGATGTCTGCCTCGGGGCCAATGCCGTGGGCGGTGGCGCATAGCCGATCTGTCTCGCGCCTGTCGAATGCGTCAGCCTGGGATTGACTCCACGTTTTTGGAAGAGCCTTAGTAGCGCGGACTCGCTGCCCGTCGATATAGCGGTCGAACTCAAAGATGTAGCGACCGCGCGCTTTGTTTCTGTAAATCGACATTTTTGCTTGTACTCCACAACATCCGGCAGGTCGAAAATGATACGCCGCCCGATTCGCGCGCATGGAATCGGGCCGTTTGGCGCTGCCAAGCTGTAGACCATGCGCCTGGAAACGCCAAGCAGTTCAGCGGCTTCTGCGATGTTCATTGGCTGCTCCATAAAAAAAGCCCCTTGTCGGGGCGTCGTCAAAGTCTGGGATTGGCAGGCGCTTGTTTGGCCTGCTGCGCGCTCGGCGGCTCATGGCACCTCCTTTTCGGGTGGCGAGTAGTCCCACTTGTCGATCAGTTTCAGGGCCTCGGATGGTAGTGGGTTGGCCACCACCTCGGCACGGGCCCGCACCCAGCCAGCGCACATGCGCCCGTCTTTGGGTGCGTGGCATAGGAAGGGCCGCCCCTCCACTGCCGACTTGAGAAAGTCCAGTTGGGTTTGCAGGCAGCCGTTGGGCACGGTGTTGGGCTGGCAGGCGCATGTTTTGCACATATCTGCACGCAGCATGGGGGCCTGCACGCCAGCCAGGCCCTGGGCTTGCAGGCGCTGGAGGCCCAGCACAGCCAGCCGGGTGGCGTTTTTGCCCATGGCCTGGCCCTGGGGTGTGACGCGGTGGTTACTCATGCTTGTCTCCCTTCTGTGTGGCCACGATGCCGAGCGCCGATAGCCTGTCAATAATGAAACGCACGGCTTCTGATGCCGTTTGTCCTGCCGTGTGCGCGCCGCCACAGAATCCGCCGATGTGCTCGTCCATGTCCAGCAATATCTGGAGCGCCTCGACATCACTCAGCGGCTCTCGCGCTACGGTCTGCGGCACTGGTGGTGGCGGGGAGGCTGCGAGCATGGCGGCCCAGTCCTCGCGATATTGCCGTTCAGCCTCTTTGCCCAGAAGGAAATCGTCCATAGTGGTGACAACCGCATCCAGCATTGCCTGAGTCGGCTCCACCGGCACCCATTGCCACCCCGGCACTCCCACCCCGGTGGGCTGGGTGCGTTCAAGCTCGGCAATGGCTGGGGACAGCAGCCCCTCTGCAATACGCTTCGCACTCGCTGTATCGCGCACTTCTCCGTTCCAAAGGTTTGCGTACAGATGCCGAAGGTTTGCCAAGACTTGGCTCGGCGCTGCGCTTGTGGTTTCAGTGGTCATAGTGTGTCTCCATTGGTGCGGGCTGCGCGCCAAGACCCAATAAAACCAAGGTTCTTTCCGCACTGCTTGCAGATCGCATCGCAGGCGCTAGTTTCGTTCACGCCACTCTTGTGATTGCAGCGCCACTGCTGCCACCAAATTCGCAGGTAGACCGCTGCGGCCACGACCGCAAAAAGCACAAACAATGCAACTCCAATGACGTCAGAAATAGTCCAGATGAACATCACTTACCCTCCTGTTGTGCGCGTGCTGCGGACAAAACAACGTCCACAGCTTTGGCTACGTCATAAAGGCACGAGTCGCACAGGTCCAGCTTTCGCGTGGCGTCGGCGCAAGGCGATCCCTGCATATCCAGTGCATGTGCGTTAAGCGTCAGCTTGCCTTCTTGGCGAGAGTTCTGGCGGTCAATCGTTACGCCGCAGCAATCGCAGGTTTTGATGGTCTGCGCGGGAATGGTTTTTGTGCTCATGCCTTTTTCTCCAGGTGGCCCAGCGGCCACGGGTCAACAATCCCAATGATTTCGGACATGGCGTCATGCGCGGTCGGTCCATCTGGTGGTAGATAACGCTGCACTGCCGAAAGCACTCTGCGCAGGGCGTCCTCCGCGTCACCCTGTGCTGGCGCTGCCTCGATGGGCGTGCAATCTGGGCAAGGTTCTGCCGTCAGGATGTTGCCTACCGCCCCGTGACCGTTGCAAGTCAGGCAGGCTGATGCCTCCGCATCTGCTGGCGCTGGGTGGGTGTAGATCGGCAGCTTTGCTTCTTTTCCAAGCGAGCCGTGATGCTCATTCAGCTTTTCGCACCGGTACTGATCGGCAACGATTTCCCAATCAGCCAACTCGTCGCCATACAAACCACCACAGTAGAGGTAACCAATCGGCTCCTGCCCCACCGCTGGTGGCTGTGGTGCTGCTGCGAGCATGGCGACAAGTCGCTTGCGCAAGGTGGGCACTACATCATCGCGCAGCCTGCAGAACCGCGCGTAGTCGTCATCAGGCATCACTTTGCCCATGTACTTTTCGTGCATTCGGGACTTGCTGGACTCGGCCTTAACCAGTTGCTCTGCCAGATCGAGCGCTTCGCTCGACACCGTGGGTGCTGCCACGGCTGGGGCGGCGAGTTTTGCACGAGCCTTCCATGCTGCTTTGGCGGCTATCTTGGCGTTGGCGCCTTCCACCGGGCAATCGAACTTGACCCACGCTTCAAACGGCTGCTGCTCTCCGATTTCATCCACCACCTGCGCTGCCGCAGGCTGGGCGCGTGCTGCTTGAAGTTGACTCTCCAAATTGCGGATGGTGATTTTGAAAGCCGGGGCCTCGCAATGCCTGGCGCACGGTGCTGGGTGCTTGCCTTCGGCTTGGAGAGCGTGGTGTCCTGGTTGGGCTGCTTGCCCATCCCGGAAACCTTGCGCTGCTGCTGTCGCCATGTCGGCTGCGGAGTAGGTGTCTGCGGTAAGGGCGTGCAGGCGGCGAAGTTCGTCTGCGGCCTGCTCGGTGACCCACTGGTATTCGTCGCCAGTTGCATAGCTATCGAGTGCAGCGGCCAGTCGCAGTGCTTCCGGGGCTGTCGCCACTGTGGCGGGGGTGGGGGTCGGGGTGTTCATGGTTGGATATCCTTCTGGTCGAACCGAAATCCCTCGCAGATGCTCTCGGCGATTTCTTCCATTGCTCTCATGCGGCCGTACTGCACCGCTCGATTGATGTGCTCATCGAACTCCCTGCCCTTACGCCGCAACTGGGATGTGCCGTTGCCTCGGTCAAAGTTTTGCTCTTTAGAAATGCGCGCTGCGCGGCCATCAAGCAACGTCAGCAGGGTTGCTTTGCTAAATCGTGTCGGAGTTGCCATCACTCACCCCTTCCTTGCTGGTGGGGGAGGGGTTGGCTGCCATGCAACAACGCGCTGTCCGAAGGTCTTCCACCATCCTGGAGAGCCCTCGATGGCGGTAAAACGATCTACGCGAACGCCGCCGCCATCAAGGGCGACCAGCACATTCGCAGACTCCAAAGTCGGCGGCACGTCCCGGTTGCCAATGCGACACGGCGTGTCGTCTCGCGAAGCCCATTCGGGATGGCGGTCAGTTATCCACTCCGCTGCAGGCGCTGGCTGTGGGGTGGCGAGCGCGACCGCACAGTGCAGAGCGATTTCGCGGGTGTAGGCCAGAAAGTGTTCCTGGCTGACTCCAGCGCAGCCTTCCGAATACACGCATGACGCGGCGCCATGATTGAGTAGGCTGGTGATGCCCGCCCGATGCGCTGCTTTCTCGATCAGCGCAATTTCGCCATTCATCGGCGTGGCCACCGGCTCCCCTGCCTGCTGTGCAATGGCTGCGCGGGCAACGCATTCAATGTCGGACAGCAGCAGCACGGCCTCTGAGGGTTCACCCAGGTCGAATGAGTGCACGCCTTCTATGTCGATGCCACGCGACTTCTTCCGGCGTGCTGCATACGCCTCCAGGCGCTGCACGGCTTCAATCAGTGTCTTGTCTGTCATGTCTTGTCCTTCCATAGTTCTCGAACCCGCTCCCAAGCTGCCCGGTCACAGTCGTGGCCCAGTGGCTTGTAGTCTTCGCCGCGCTCGCGGGCTTCGTCGTCGCGCTTGATCTCTTCCTCGACCTCGCGCTGGATCAGTTGGCGCACATTCGGCGGGAACTGGTCCCAGTTCGCAAACACCCAACGCTCGCAGTCGCCCACGATGTAGGTCATGCGGCCCAGGCAGTAGCGGAATGCGGCCACAGCCATCAGGCCATCGCTGCCCCATGCGCCTTGCTCTGATAGGGTGGTGGGCACGTAGCGGCGGCCCTGCTTTTTGTAGAGCTGGGTCATGGCATCGCCCCCTGCTTGCGGATTACCCGGCGCACCACATCCAGGGCGGCGAGCATTTGAAGTGGGCTGCTGGCGTCGGTGATGGCTTCGTGCGCGTCCATGGCCTCAGCAATCACCGCGCGCTCCGTGGGTAACATGTCCCACTTACCCCACCGGCAGTGCCTGGCACGTACCGCAGACATAGCGTTTTGTCCGGCCTCCAGCAAACAAGCCAGGGCATCGTCAATGTCCAGCGCCCGGACCTTCGCAAGATTCAGCGCCATGGCAACACGGTCGAAATCGTCGTTGTCGGCGGTGCCATCTGCCAGCCGGTCAAAGCACGCGCGCGTCTTGATGTGTTCGCCCGTGGTGTCGCCTTCGTCAAAAGGCCGGGCGCGATCCAATAGGGTGAAGGCGGCCAGCTTGTCTGCGCCACGACGGGCGCGCTTTCTGGCATAGGTGCTGGTCTTGCGCGTCATCGCTGCATCCCCCGGTACTCCAGCTCGCGGGGTACGTACTGCCCGCGCATTGTCGCCGTGATGTGCGGGATGGAGTCTGGAACGATCCGCTCGGCGCGGCGCATCTCTTCCCACTTCGTTGACGCAACTGGGCGGGCCAGGGCTTCCGATTGCTTGGCTGTCTTCTTGCGCTGTGGTTTGACGACCTGCAGCACGTCAGTGAGCACACGCGACACCCACTGGTGATTGCGCCCGATGTGCGCGGCAATTTCCCGCTGTGTCTTGCCAGCCGCATTCATCACGCGGATCGTCTCGATTACCTCTGGATCGGCTTTTGTGGTCTTCATGGGGGTCTTTCGGTTGCCCGCCGCCCAGCGCGGCAGGAGTTGTGGGTGTTGTTCGGCTCAGTGCCCGCAGGGCAGCGCGCCGCCCACTGGTGTGCCGTCCGGGTTGATGGGGTGGCGGGCGCCGCAGCCCAGGCAGGTGCGCGGCTCGGGCTTTGCTTGCGGGGGTTGTTGTGCGTTGTTCATATGTGCGTCCATGTTTCTCTGCTCATGATCTTTTCGATGCTGCGCTCGTGCACACCGAACTGGCGGGCGAGCGCTGCGTTGGATAGGTTCTCGCGGATGTGCTTGAGCAAACTCTCGCGCTGCCGCCTGGCTGATCTGATGGCCACTACGTCCAGATCCATCAGCTTTGATTGCGGGAGGTCTTGGCCGCGCGCGCAGAACTCTGTCCTGCGCTGCTCCCATTCGTCCCGGTGTATGCCATGCTTGGAGCCGCGCCCCATGGCTATGCAAACAGGTCTTGTGTCTGCTCCTGCTCGGCGGCTGCCAAGTTGCGCGCGGCCTGCTCAAAGTAGGACTGCTTCAATTCAGCACCGACGAACTTGCGGCCCATTTCCACTGCCACGAAGCCTTCGGAGCCGATGCCGGTGAAGGGCGACAGCACCACGTCGCCGGGGTTCGTCCACAGGTCAATTCCGCGCCGGATCACCTCAAGCTGCAACGGGCAGATGTGACGTTCGTCATCATGTTCCCGCGCGCTGCGGTATTGCAGGGTGTCCGATGGGTTAATGTCCATCCACACTGGGCTGGCGACTTGCTGCCACTTATCCACGGGGTACTGATCGGGCGAGTGCGTTACCTTGTCCACCATCTCGCCGGGGGCTCGCATCGTCACAAGGTAGTCCGGTATGCCCTGGCGGCTCATGCAGGCGTTGGTGCGCACGGTTTTGTGAAGCAGGCCCAGAGCCTTCGTGCGCTGCATGGAGGTCACCGGGTCCTTCCAGATGCACACCTCGCTGGCGTAAATGAAGCCGTGCTTTTGAAAGGCGCGGATCAGTTCGCCGCGAAAGTCTTTCAGCCCGATGTACCCATCCCGCTCCTTGCTGGTGGGCATCAACATGCAGTGAAAGCTGACGTTGTGCCCTGGCTTCATGACCCGGCGAAGCTCAGCAATCAGGAACGCGAAGTGATCGAAGAACTCCGCATCGTTGCGCACGTTGCCCATGTCGCGCGGGCTGTTGCTGTAGGTGTAGAGGCTTGCGAATGGCGGGGAAAAGATGCTGTAGTCAATCGTGGCGTCCGGGATGCCTTTCAGCACGTCCACGCAGTCGCCGTGAAACACTGTGTAGTTATCGCCGCTGGATTGGTTCAGTACGTTCATGCTTGCCTCAAAAAGTTTGGTAGGTTCATGGCTTTGCGTGGCGTGTAGTCGTTGCTCTCACGCCCCTGGCCCATCAGTTCGTCGCGCACGCTGTCGATGACTTCGGATGCCAGCGCATCGCCCATCGCCTTCGCGTCTGCCTCTTTGCGTTTCAGGTTCGCCACCACTGAGCCCTCTTGCTCGCTGGCGAAGATGTGCACATGCACTTCGCGCTTCTGACCGAACCGATAGCACCGCCTGACGGCCTGGTAGTACGCCTCCCAGGAATCCGTGACGCCCACAAAAGCCACATTCCGGCAGTGCTGCCAGTTCAACCCCCACCCGGTGATACTCGCCTTCGTGATGAGAACCCGAATGCGCCCAGCGGCGAAGTCCATCAGCCGTTGCTCTTTCACTTCCTCGGAGTCGGCACCCCTGATCTCCACTGCACCTGGTATGGCTTCGCGCAGTGCGTCGCCCTCGGCGTTCAGGTCGCACCAGACCACCCACGGCTCATCGCTGGCGTTTACCCGCGCTGCGCATTCCTTCACCCTGGTTGACAGACTGGCCTTGCGTGCGTTGCGGCGCTCCATCAGGTCTGCTGCCTCCATGGCGAACAGGTAGCCTGTTTCCTCCTGGCTGTGATCGCTTTCGACTGTGTGCTGGTGCACACTGAGCGGTGGCAGGTTGTAGGCCGATGCGTCGTGGCCCAGGTCGGCAGGGCTGCGCAGCATGACACCCCATGAAGCCACCCAGCGCCAGAAGATCTGCCGCGCGTGTCCCTTCACACGCCATGTCTGTGTGTCTCCACCGTCATGCACGAAAAATTCAGCCAGCATTTCTGCTCGTGAGCGGATGCCCAGGAACTCCGCATGCGTTCCCAGTTCTGCCCAATCGTTCGGTGCTGGGGTCGCCGTCGCGCACAGCCGGTATGGCGTGCGGCTGAATGCATCCAACAGGGACTGCAGCGTCTTGCTGGTGTGGTGTTTGATGACGCTGGATTCGTCCAGTACCACGCCCATGAACCGCGCCGTGTCGAATTTGTGCAGCCGGTCATAGTTGGTGATGTTGATGCCTGGCCGGACTTCGCTGGCGTCGTGGGCATGCGTGATGGTCACGCCACACGCAGCAGCTTCGGCAACTGTCTGTTGCGCCACCGCCAGAGGCGCCAGGATCAGCAGGTCGCCGCCGGTTTCGCGCTGCACAACATCTGCCCATGCCACCTGCATGCGTGTCTTGCCCAGCCCCGTGTCGGCAAAGATGGCGGCACGGCCACGGCGAAGTGCCCAGCGCACCAGGTCAATCTGATGCGGGAACAGTCCATCAATCAGGTCAACCTGGCGCGTGATGCCTACTGGTGGCACGGCGCGCAGCTTTGTCGTCACGAAGTTTGTGTAGTCAGTCATAGGTGGGCATGAAAAAGCCACCGCTCGGGTGGCTTGGGGGGTTGGGTTGCTGGGTGGGTCAGGCTGGATGCTGCTCAACGATCTCTCGGATGGTCTTCTCGATGTAGGCGTTTGCCGCCTG